TCACTCTCTTGATCAGCTCCGAGCTGTTGATGTCTCGGCCGATCTTGGACTGCTGCCAGGTTACGAAGTCATCCACTGCCTTGGCGACCTTGCTCTGGATTGTTTCCACGGATCCTGAATCTGAAGAATTGATATAATAGGTCAGGCTGATGCTGTAATTCACCGCTGTTGGTGCCTTCACGACGACCTTGTCAGTCAGCGGCCGGATGTTCGGCTTCGTGATGTACTTCGTCAGCCCTGTGATCATCTCCTGGCTTGGGATTCCGTCATCCATCAGGAATACGATATCTACCTCGCCTGGGTTGTCACTTGAAACCTTGACGTCTGCGATAGTGCTGTTGTAAGTCTTTACCCAGTAGATATATGCTTCCTCGGTTCCTGCTGTTGAATAGCGGGACGGTGCGATGTAAATTCTGTACTTCAGGGATTCATCGCTCTCCTGATCAGCGCCTCCGTCCGTCTCTGTCGTGTTGGTCACGCTTTCCACGTAGGGAATTGGATCCACCAGTGTCTGAATGGATCCTTCTGTGATTCCGTTCAGAGCTTCTCCGGTCTCGATGGAAGTGCAGGCCACGTCGACCGTGGTTTCTCCTGCCTTGATCTCTGCGTACTCATCCGTCGCAAAGTAGACCGTTCCGTCGGTGACTCTGGTTCCGGCCGGGATTGCTGTCGCTCCTGGCTGTGCCTCTGAAAGCGTGAACCGGATCGTTACCGTTGCCGGTTTGGCAGCAGTCCTCTCGATTCCCTTCAAGGCGGCCAGGTTGTCCAGGAACTCTCCGTATGCATATTTCAGGAGATTCTGCTTTCCTGCACGATCGACGAACATGTACATCTGGTATATCTGCACGGAGCAGGCGTATAAAATCAGGGAGATCGGTTCGCCTCTTTCCAGCGTGACGTCTTCCTCTGTTTCCTCATGGTACTTGTCCTTGTAATCCTGGACCATCTGCTTCTGGATACCTTCCAGGTTGATGTCGTCATCTATGAAGCTCACGTCCGGGAGCTTCTCGATCTGTTCGATTGCCATCGTCTTTCTACCTCCTTCCTATGCGAATATCCAGCGCCAGCGTTCCGTCCGTGTCGGTTGTTGCGCTGACGTCCTGGAGCTCCAGCGTTGGGATGTATTCATCCATTGCCTCTGCGAGCTCCACGGTGATCATGTTGACCGCGTCCGGTGCTGGCATGTCGACGAATACGTGCGAGAGTCCGAATGCCCGGCTCCCTGGTATCGTCACTTTTCTTGTGATCAGGAGCGCCTCGATGATGTCGTTTGCCATTTCGATTTCATCTGAATCGATGGAGTTATCCGTGCTCTTGATTTCATTGATTCTTAAATAAGCCACTGCGATTCCCTCCTATGCATATTCCACAAACGTGACGTCCACATTGGCCTTGACGAGCTCGCCTTTGTTGTAGATCGTCTTCCAGGCCTCCGATACGCCGCTGATGTACATCTTGTGGCCTCCGATGATCTTGCCTCCGATCACCAGGTATTCCACTTGGCCAGTTCTGACCGCCTTCTCCAGCATGTCGATCATGCTTCTTGGCTTCACTCCGTGCTCCGCAGAAAGGGTGAGCGTTAGCGTCACGCCTCTGGTGTCCGGTCCGGAGAATTCCGAACGCGGCACCTTCTGGATGATGTTGTGCTTTGCCCATCGTCCGTCCTGCGTCACCTTGATATCTTTGGCCGGGAGCATCTTATTGCTGCTGACCTCAAAGATCAGGGCGCTTCCCCAGCATCCGAGCTTGCCATTGGCTTTGGCTCTGCGCTTTTCCTCATCCGCCTTTTTCTTGGCGTCAGTTTTCTTCTTGGTATTGGTCTTTTTTTTGGTATTCTTTTTCGGCTTCTTTTTGGCCGCAATGCTGGCCACGGTCTTTTTCTTTTCCGCGACCGTCTTCAGGTACTGGCCATACGACCAGCCCCATGTTCCTTTGTACTTAACATGGTACCAGCCGGATTGCTTCTTTCCGTCGCCGGTGACCGTCGTTCCGTATGGCATCGCTGTCAGAATTCTTCCGTTCGGACTGCTTCTGACACGCAGTCCGCTTTTGGCTGTGACTTTGTATGTTGCCATCTGCAGTCCTCCTATCCTTTGATATGTTTAATGATCTCGCCCACCGTGATGCTTCCGGAACTCGTGGCCAGGGTGATCGACGGTGCGTGGATCGTGAGGCAGCCGCTGCCATATTGCAGGAAGGCTTCACCGATTGCCTGTGCCAGGTCTTTCCGGTAGACGTTCTTTCCGCTGACCGGTGGCTTGTGCGCGTCGTTCCAGTAAGTGCCGCAGACGATTCCTGCTGCAGCACCATTGGAAAGGTGAACGACCAGCACGCTGGCTCCGACCTTCGGCATCTTGTATTCATCGTTGAAAGTTAAATATGGGAGGTCGTCGGTCACGGAATTGTCCAGATCAGGGTATACGACCTTGATCATACCGCTTCCGTAATCCACGGACGAGACCTTCCCGATTCTGATGGTTCTGTCTGCCATGTGTTCCTCCTTTTTAATCGAATGTTCCCTCGTCAACCCATCCGTAGACGTTCGATGTGCTGTCTGTATGGATCAGATGCCATGGATGTGCGTGTCCGTTTCCTTTGCAGTTAGGATCCTTTGTGATCTTCGCTTTTCCGGCTCTCGCTTTGTATCCTTTGGCTCCTGGGTACGAGCTGTAGTAATGTGTGCCGCCGTGGTAGTTTACAATGTCACCGACCTTGTATCCCTTCTTGGCTGGCGCTGCTGCCTTCTTCGGTGCTGGCGGTGGATCGCCGCTCAGTTGCTTCTGGCATTTATGCATCTGAATGCTTTGTGTGGTTCCGCTGTCTGTTACCGTGGTCTTTACTTCGTCGATGAAGTATTTTCCGTCTGCTTTTCCGAGATCTTTCACGTTTACGCAGATTCCGGCCACGATTTCAGGCCTTGCGTAGATCGTTCCGCTGAGTGTTGTCGCGCTTTCATTTTCCAGGTTGACCTTGGCCGCGGCTTTCACCCTTGCGTCGTTCTCGCTGTCGCTCTGCTCACTAATTTTCAGCGTGCGGGCGTTCTTTGCTTTTTCCGAAACCAGACCGATGTATATGCTGATCTCTTTGTTATCTTTTCCTTTTTTGTACGAGGTTCTGGCTCCTGTGTAGGTGCCTTCCAGCGTGTCTTCGTATTCCCAGTCGTCATCGATGAAGTCCGCACGGGATATGGTCTTGCTGGCTTTCTTTTTCTCGTACTTGCTTTTTCCATAAATCACAATTTTGTTCTTGTATATCTTCATGCCGAGACCGTAGTCCTTGCATAAATCGTATAAAAACGCGCTGTCGCTTTTGTCTGTCTGCTCTATGGATTTGATTTTGTAGACCGGTCCGTCGTATACGAGCTTCAGGCCGTATCTCTTTGCTACCTCCTGGGCGATCTGCTTGGTGGTGACGTCCTTCCAGGTCTTCGTCCTGGTTGTGGACTTGATTGCTGAATTCGTCGGCATGGAGATTCCTCCCAGCGTTGCTGTGAGTGGTCCTCCGGCCATCTTCATCTCATCCAGCAGGAAATCACCGCAGGATAGCTTTTTGTTCGCACCTTCCGCTTTCCAGTTCTGAAAGGAGAGGCTGGCTGTGATTCGGTCTCCCTTCTTCGGCAGCCAGCCTTTTAAGAATTTCATGTCCACGTTGTAAACCTGGATGGATATGGTGTCGCTGTTTCCGGATGCCGGATCGGTGTATTCCACTTTCTCCAGTATCTTTTCCAGCGATTTCTTTGCGCTTTTCCCATTGAAACTGATATCAGGATCCGCGCGTCTTGCCTCTGCCATCACTCCACCTCCGATTCATCGTCCGCGGCCGGTATGCCATCGTCTTTGTCTGAATCAGATCTCCATACCGGCGTGTCGTCCAGTTCTTCATCGGTGAGCTCAGGGAGGATAATTTCCTCCCCTTCGGAGAACACGAGGACGTCCAGCTTGTCCCAGTTAGCCAGGATCAGCTGCTCCATGTACTTCTCGGATCCATACTGTTCGTATGCGATCTTGTCCCAGGTGTCCCCGGCTTCCGTGTAGTAAATGTTGGCCACTCATGTCCTCCTTTCTAAGCGAATGACCGGCGGCCTTCTGACCGCAGGTACTGCTTCATCATTTTCTTAAATTCCTCCTGGCTCATACGGTTCGCCTCCACAACATCCTCTTTCTTCGGTGTTCCCGATTCGAAGTGGTACGTCGGACTGAATACGAACTGCTGACCGCTAGCCTGGTTGTTGTTGCTGCTTGCTGCAGCTTTTTCTCCGGTGAATGCGCTCACTGTCTCTCCGATCACGCTCGACCGGTTCTCGAATGTAGGCGTCTCAAATGTCTTTGAGCCTGCGTCCTTGACTGGCTGCACCAGTGAATCGTTGGCTGCCTTCTGGACGAGAGCTCCTGTCTTCTGAATGCCGCCTGCGAGACCTTGGCCTGCGAACTGTCCGGACTGGTCCAGAACTCTTGATGGAGAGTGAATTTTCAGTGCGCTGTTGACGGTTGCTGCTACCTGGTTAGCGATGCTTCGTGCCTGGGCGATTGCTGCGGCTCCACCGGCCGCGATGCCGTTTCTAAGTCCGGCCATCGCATAGGATCCGGCGCTGTACATGCTTCCTGAAAGACCAGAGAAAGCTCCGACCATCTGGCTGCTTGTGCTTCTGCAGGACGCTACCGCCTGCGCTCCACCGGTTCTGACTGCCACCACAAACATGGTCATGCCATTTCTGGTCACGGCCACGATGGTGGTCATTCCGGTCTGCGTTGTTGTCCGCATTACGGTGATTCCGGTTACCACCGCCTGGTTCGACTGCGTCATGGAGTTTCGAATCGCCACTGTTACCATGTTCATGGATACCGTGGTCAGTGCTCCAAGGGTTCCCAGTGTCGCCATTGTCGACCGCAGGGATAGGGCCAGCGCGGTTGCTGAAGCTGCCGCTACTGTGATGCCTCCTGCAAATACGACCATGGATGCTGATGTTGCCATCATCGGTCCGGCCAGCGCTATGATCGCTGCGGTGAACGGTGCCACTGCCACTGCCATTCTTGTGAATGCTGCAGCTGTTGGTGTCGCCACTGCGTTGATTCCTGCCGCACTTGCTTTGAATGCTGTTATCGATGCGCTGCAAAGTGTCAGCGCTCCGGCTGTCATTGTGATTCCTGCTGCCAGAAGCATAATTGCAGCTGCCGCCGCTGTACTTCCTGCCGCTAAGGCCAGGACTGCCGCTGCCGCTGCTGCCGCTGCGACCGCGAGTGGTGCCAGGGCTGCCGCGAGTGGTGCGGCTCCTGCAGCTATGATTGCCATCTTGGCCGCGGTTCCTGTTGCACCTTTGGCCATTGATTTAAGCGCCGATCCAGCAGCCTTTGCACTGGCTCCGATGATTTCCACCGATGCTGCTGCAAGTGCTAGCGCTGCTGCAAGTGGTACCATGCCGACTGATGCGGCTAGTGCTCCGGCTGCCAGTATCAGAAGGGCTGCGCCTCCTGCCGTTGCTCCGGCTGCCATTGCAAGTGCGGCCGCCGCGAATGGCAGCATTGCCGCTGTGAGTGCCAGGATTGGTGCTGTTGCTGATAGTGCTGCGGTTCCGAATAAACGGACCATTGTTGCTAAAAGCATAAATGAAGCCATGCTGGCTGTTGCTCCGGCTGCGATCATTGCGATTGCTGCAGCGAGTACCACGGCTCCAGCTCCAACCATTAAAACGCCCGCTCCGGCTGCCAAGGCTCCGGCTGCCATTGCGAGAAGTCCTGCGGCTGCCACTAATGCTCCGGCTCCACATACTGCTGCAGATGCTGCGAATGCTGTTAGTGCTCCGCTAAGTGTCAGGATTGCCGATGCTCCGGTCGCTCCGTATGTTGATAAAAGCGGAAGCGATACCGATATAATAGCCAGCGCTGCTGCTCCCAGCATGGCCGCTGTTGCCACCAATGTGAGCGCTGCTCCCAGTGCTGCGATCGCTGCAGCTCCTGCCAGGAGTATTGGCGCCAAGGCTCCGGCTATTGCTCCGAATGCGATCAGTCCCGCCGCTAAGAGTGCGAGGGCGATCTGCGCTGCCGGTCCTGCGCTTGCGATCTGCGTCGCCGCCTGGACCATGATCAGGCATCCTGTTGCCGCCAGAACGATAGAAGCTCCGAATGCAATCAGTCCGACTGATGCTGCTGTGAGTGCAGGTCCGAGCGCTCCGGCTACTGCCATCATTGCGATCATTCCTACTTCCATGATTGTGAGTGCTGCGATTGCCATCGGTCCGGCTGCCGCTACCTGTGTTGCTGCCATCGCCATGAGGCTCATTCCGGCCGCTGCCATCAGAACTGCTCCGCCAAATGCGAGAAGTCCCGCAGATGCTCCGGCGAGCTGTGGTCCCATTGCTCCGGCTACTGCCAATAGTGCAATGATGCCGCCTTCCATGAGTGCCAGGCTTGCAAATGCCATCGGTCCTGCGGCTGCCACCTGTGTTGCTGCCATTGCCATCAAACTCATACCGGCTCCGGCCATTAAGATTGCACCTCCGAATGCCAGGAGACCTTGTGTGCCTGCCTGCAGCTTCGGTGCGAGCTGTGCTGCTACTGCCATCAATGCGATAATGCCTCCGGCCATCAGGACGGTCGCTATCTGCGCTCCTGGTCCCGCTGCAGCGAGTTCCTTGGCTGCTTTTACTAATATCCACACGCCTGCGGCTGCGGCTGCGAATCCGATTCCGAATCCGAGCGCATTCTTGGCTGCTGCGGACATTACACTGCTTCCCTCTTTGAGCGGTGCGTTCATGCCTTTAGTTTTCTTTCCGATGCTTCCGATCGCTTTTCCAACCTTGCCGAATGTTCCCACCAGGGATCCGGCCATTTTGAACAGTCGACCGCCGATCAGTAGAACTGGTCCCGCTGCGGCTGCAATGCCTACCCACTTCACGATGTTCTTCTGCATCGACGGATCCAGGTTGTTGAATTTGTCAATCAGCCCGGTCAAATTATCCACGAAAGGCTTCAGGACTTCGCTGGAGATTCCTCCGACCGTATATTTCATAACGTCAAAGGATGAATTCAGTTTTTCCAGGGATCCACCCATTCCGGATAGGAGTGCGTCTGCCATCTTCTGCGAGCTTCCGGCCGCTCCTTCCAGCGAGCTTGCGTATTTCTGTAC